GCAACATAGAAATTTTTACCTCTAGCACCGATCACATAATCATTAAATTCTTCATCATTGATCGTTGTGAATAATTCATCTAGTTCCGTGAGTTCAGTATCATATCGTCTTAGATATATGAACTTGTTACCTTTCTTAAGAAAATCACTAATGCAATAAGCCAAAGCACCATAGGTTTTACCACAACCTTTAGCACCTAGAATAAAATTTAATATACAATTATGAGGCAAGACATCCCTTGCGTTACAAAAAATATCTTTTGCCTCATATTCCTTACCATCAATTATATAACTCATTAACTTTATCTCTTACAAGTTCATAAATCGCCTTTTCACGTTTTTCATGACCATTACCAAATGTACCTTTTTTGACTTCATTAGCAACAACATTTAAAGCTTTATCTAATTCTTTGATTCCTGTACCATTTTTACCATTTACCAAATTGCGAACGTCTTGGTAAATTTCATAACTTCTCTTCTCATGACCATTACCATATTCACCATTGATGACATATTTAGCAATAGTTGAAATTGCATCATTTAGATCACCTGAAACATTTGTATTATCACTAACTTGTGTATCATCTTCATCATAATCAATCCATGGTAGTTTGCCATGTTTTTTCCATTTTCTTTGTGATAGTTTTGTAATCTGCACCCCGTTTTCCCAAGCTGGCGAACTTTCAATGACTTGTCCATTTCCAATATAAACTCCGCAATGTCCTTGCAACCATACAAATTCACCTTTAGAGATTATAGAAAAATCTGTAGATACATCCTTACATTTTGAAATAATTGTGTTTGCGTTAATATCTGGCACACCATTAGAAGCGTATTTACCATTACCGGGATAACCCCAAAGAACACCTTTAATTAAACCACTACAATCACTTAATAAATATCTTCCGTTGTATTTATTTAAAAATGTTCCCCATTTGTAGAGAGTGGGTAGTTTTTCCACTCTCTTTAATTCTTTAATAAATTCATTTGTTTTCATTTTAATTACCTCCATTGTTATTATATTCAACTGTAAAATCTAATAATAACATATAAAAATCACTATTAACAGGATCTAATGTCTTATTAACAATTTGTCCATATTCTGTCAACATAAATAACTCAGTTATAGCATATTGTGTATCACTCGTACCAATTAAATAACCTATGTGTTTTAATGGTTCATTGATATAATTTAAAGGTCTAGTAACAATTGCATTATTAATATTACCGTTATTATATATTAAATGATATTTAACTTGATTACCATTAACATAATAAACTTTATTATTTTCATTAGCGCTACCATTAATATTAGTTATTGATACGGGTAAATATAATGATGGCACGTTTTTAATATTTAATTCTAAATGTGTATTATATGTTAATTCTTTATGATTAATACTACTAGCTGATATATTAGAAACTATATTTAGATATAGACTTGAGTTATATTTCATATTACATAAAGTATAATTTTGATATTGTTCTTCTGTATTAGTAAATAATGCTAAATTATCACAATATATAAAAGATGGATTTAGAGAGCCATCTTGATAAAAATAATAATCAGTACAGTTTTCAATGCCTACATATTTACCATAAAATACACATAAATTATATGTATATATACCTATACTAACTCCCTCTACATAAAAATTTTCAACTCTTATACTGCTATCAACTAATATTAAACCACATATTTTAGTTGTTTCAATAAAATTACCTAAATTTGTTAATATATAACTATTATTAACTTGTAATGCACTTGTGATATTACCGCTATATTGTACCCATATGTTACTTATTGTATTATTGCTATTACTATTTCTTGAATAGATTCCCCATTGTGTGATAGTTAATATACAATTATCAATTATATTTTTATATGAACCACCTAAAAATATACTTACAACATTACCCTTAATCTTTACATTTTTTATAACACAATCATAACTATTCATACATATAGCACACGCACTATAATTAAATGCTAAATTATCATCAATTGTGTCTATTTCAATATTTTTTATAACAATATCATGTACTAAATTCGAAGTTGTAATATCAAAAGGTTCATTATTTGATAATAATAAACATACACCGTTATTAATTCCATTTATCAATCTTGATGTTGGTACATTATTCGTTCTACCAAACGTTGTAGAATTTTCTACACCATATATACATATTGGTTTATTTAATCGTATAGTGTTATTAATTAAAAAATTACCTATAGGAACAAATATTTTATATCCATTTAAATAACTTAAATTAACTAATTTATTAATAATAACGGAACTATCTTCAATTCCTGTATAATCACAACCACATGCAATTAAATTATACTCACTGTTATCAATAATCATTACGGCATATAATCCTTGTGTATTTGTTTCAAAATAAAAATCTGTATTTAAAACTGTATCAGTTATAATAAATTTACAACCACCACCGTCATTTAATATCTTATAACCATATGTTATGCATTTCATACCGTTTTGTAAACTATTTGAATTTATTAATTCTTGTGTAGTATTATAAACAGTTGCAATTTTTAATAAATTATTAATTTGATTTCTTAAAGTTCCATCATTCAGCCATTCTTCTAACTGTTCTTTTGTGTATGTTTCAATTTGATTTTGCGCCCAGTTCAATATTTTTTCAAAATTATCAATAATGATGTTCTGCGATTGTGCAATTTCATTGACTTTATATAAAATTTGATAAAGCAACTCTACATCACTCGTTTGATAGATTAAATCTAAATCAAACATACCTATATAAGGTAACGGTAAAAACTTAATCTTTTTATTTTGATTAAAATCACTCATTTTATCACTCCTTATTACATAATACCAATGAATAAATCATCCATTCTCATATAGATCTCACCATAGATATTATCTATATCCTGCCTATATTTCATGAGAAAATCATAAACATTTAAGTTATCATTGTTGACATAGTGTCTTGTTTCACTTTCATCATATTTTCTGGTTGTTTCATCATCTTGATTACCTGTCATATTCGTTTGTGTATTTCTTTGTGTGTCTTGTGTTTGGTTCACTTCACTACTATCTGTATAATATCTATCTGTATTCAAATCAACTGCACTATTTGGAAAATCTCGACCTTTAGTCAAGCTATCATCTGTAACTTTTTGATTATCTTCACCAGTTGTCTGTGATGTAGTATCACTTTTATATGTTCCGTTTTCATCATGTGTTCTTGTGATAGTTTCATCATAACCTAAATTAGTGAATAATTCATCATAATTACCGATGCGTTTAAAAAACTCATTGTAATACGGAAATAGATTGTTCAGTTTTTCACTTAGATAATAACAGAACTCACCAACGTTTTGGAAAGCTAAATCTCGAAAATAGAAGTGTGCACAGAAATGAGTTTCAAAATCATCTTTCAACGCTGTATCTATTGGATAATCATATATAAAAACTTTAGATTTATTATTCTTGATGACTTCTTGATAGTTCCAGTTATGCCTATCAGTGTTACTCATTCCTGATTTCAATATCTTCTCTATTGTCATTGCCATATAATATATCCTCTCTTTCTTCCTTTGCAACTTCTCTAATACTAGTTGAGAAGTGTACTTCCATTTCTGGATAACCACTCATTCGTGTTTCATTGAAACGTCTACAAAAGTCTTTTCTCATTTGCAATTTTCCATTAACGTGCAAGTTACCTATTTCATTATATCCAATACTTTCATTTTCTGTTAATCTTTCATTTTTGTTGTTGATGTTTGGGTGTGTTCCAATTTGTGTATACCAAGCTTGAAGATATTTTTCTTTCAACATATAAAGACTTTCAATACGTTTGCTCGCCTCAACACCTAAAAGTTGATGTAATGTTAAGTTACCATCTTTCATGAAATCTTTATTTAAAACAAAATACTCAACATTCCCTGTATCAATCTGCTTAAATAATTGTGTGATAGTTTGTTTACTTCCTTTAGTACCCTCGAAAATATAAGGTTGTCTTAACTGCTTACATGTTAATTCTATAGATACTTCAATTTCTGTTAGCATTTTAACATAGAATAGAATATCATTCAACGATGAAGTACCTGATACATTATTGTAGCAATACGTGAAATTTTCATCCACTGTCAGCTCATCATAGCTACTACCATTTGCAAATATTGGTTGTGTTGTAATTCTAACAGGTTGCTTATACTCATCATAAAGCTGTGTTGTGAAAGCTCTTGCTAGATAATGACTGGTGTCAATAATTTTATTATCTAAATCTTTCAAAAAGCTATCCTTATAATACATAACAAATTGTCCATTTCTAAGAAGACACCATTCTAATGCATATTGGGGTATATTATCTGGAATATTTTTCCATTCAAATATGCTTAGATAATCTTCTAGGAATGTCTGATAGTAGTATATCCATATACGATATTTTCGCCCTTGATTGCTTGCTTTCTTAATTCTAGCGTCATCAAGATAGAATGTCTGAAAATCAGTTAATCTATTTTCCACCATCATCACTTTCCTTATCAGCCAAATACTGTGTAATTTTAAATTTAATTCCAACATCCCTTGCATTTTCAATAACACTCATGAACTCTGTGATACAACATGTAGTACATACAAGAATTGAAATGGCATTAGTGTGTGCTATCCATTCAATGAAACACCCTAATATAATCATCATATACCACATCATTTTTCTAGCCAAACCATCACGATTAACACTGGAATTATATTTTTTGTTCTTGAATGCCTTAATATATCCTGTAATAATATCTGCCACAATAAACCCAGTTGATAATATAACAAGTGTCTTCGTATCAACGATTGTTACGAGAATCTCTTTTAACATTTCTTCCATTTCTACCACCTCTTTCTATTCAATATAAATATTGGAAAATGTCTTCTATGTTTTCTTTCCGTTGGTGTTGGTGGTATCACACCACCCATATATTCAAGCCATTTCAAGGCGTCTGCTTTTCTTCTATCAATATGATTGACATTAGGGTCATAAGCTGGTCTTTCATAAGCAACCATGAACATTAATGCAAGTTTATCAGCACTCCAGCCCATTTCATTCTTGATAAACTGACTTCCTGTAATGCCTATCATATCATCTGTCGCACCACTTGGACGATAGTTGTCAATAAAACCGGATGTTGTATACCATTCATTGACGGAAGATGGGTTGCCTAGAATTTCAGCAGAAATACAAATCAATTGATTATCGCCATCTGTATATGGTGAAAGACCTAATGTAGCACAATGATTTTCAAGCACGCTTTTAGGTGTCCATTGAACAAGTCCATAACCTTGACCACCAACTTCTTGACGCACAGGGTTAAAACCACTTTCATTTTCTATATTACCAAGCAATCCAGCAATACTGTTATCATTCCACCCACTTGCTCTATATGTATTGATGATGATGTCAGCGTTGTTTTTCGCCTGTTCTTCATTTAAAGCACCACCACTTGTATCATATATCCATGGCATTTCTTTCACCTCATTAGAAATTCTCGTGCCACAAAGTGACACCACGATTAAAAGCGTTGTTAATTTGCACCATGTAATCATGAGGAATATCACCTGTAAAATCGCAATCCACTGTCTTTACATAATTGAAATCACTTCGAGTGTTGATGTTAGGCGTTTTATAGCGCATGACTTTATAACCATAACGTGTAAAGAAATCGTCTATAGATTTTGCAACATCACTCTTGACTGTTAATATCTGTGTACTGAAATAATTGTTTTCATTCATAGCAAGAATATTATTACTTCCAACATTCCCACTAACGCTATTTGGTAAATTACTTCTATCATTCATCTGTGCAAATGTATTGATTGCCCCAGACACACCACCAATGACAGCACCACCAAATGCACCAATACCACCAAAACTAGCACCACCTATTGCACCCATGACAGCACCTTGACCAACGCTCGTTGCAACACCAGTGACAAGCTGTGATGAATTTTGATTCAGCCATGTTTCATATGGGTTATTAATAAATGTAACTTGTGGGAAAGGTTGCAAGGTAACACTATATTCATAATTGAAATCAACACCGTTATAATGATATGGTATCATTAATGCTGGGTAACCATATGATGGTTGAAGAATGCTAGCAAAACCTATTGATCTGTTTTGAAAGCGTTCTGGTCTTAATGTCTTATAAGTGTTTACATTATTAGTCATTAAAACTTGCACATAAGGATATGTGAGTAACTTCTTATTTTTAGGTGTATAACCATCTAAAGAAGATGGATAATCCATACTTGTATTTGTGATTGTAAGAGTTTCACTATCCAAAACTTCATTTGTTCCACTATCTACTTGTATATATAAATTTGGCAACATGAATATATTCAATATACCATCAATCTTTCCAGCATTATTAACGTCTTTGATAATCTGCCCAATGGTATCTTTATTTTTATATGCATACCACTTTGAACCATATAACACACCACCATAAACACCACTACCAGCGTTATCAAAATTATCTGGTGCACCTGTACTATTCAAATCAACTGTAGAATTAACAATGTAGTAAAAATCATCATTAGAATAGCTTAAAGCTGTAGATTGAGATTGTACCTTTAAATCACCTATAGATACCGGTTCTTCAAGAGTATAATTACCGATAATATCATCTGTAACGTGTTCTCTTTCTACCATGGTTTGACCTATATTAATATCTGTCATATAAGTTTGAAAAGCGTCAATTGTATAATCTAATCTAAAGACATCATCATTTAAATAGTGAACGCTATCTATAAAGAAATAGACTTTCTTTTTTGACTGTCCGTTTTCAGTAAACCAAAATCTACCATATGAATATTCCCTATAATCTTCAACATTACCATCACAATAAAACATGCTTTCATTTTTGATTGGTGTGCAACTATTAATAGTTCTCTTAGTTAAAGAAGAAAAATAACTCTCTTGATTAGATAATGAAGTGAACCAGCGCACATTATCATATGAACGCTGGGCACTTACATTTTTAAATAACTCTATCGTATACATTATTCGCCATCACTAGGAAATTGTATACGTGTTAGTCACTGAAGAAGAACCAATTTCAGCTTTAACTTGTAAAGAACCAGCTGCAAAAGAACTTTGGATAGTTAATAAACCATCTGGTGTAATTTTTGCACCAGCAGGTGTTCCTACTAATGAAAATGTTGGTGTTCCATTACCACTTGATAATTTCCATGACAATTGATATGATTGATTTTTATCAAGTGTACTTCCACTGACTGGGTATAATGATTGGATAACTGGTGTATTACCTTTAATGTAGTATGTCATCGTTTTTGTTTGATTTCCTAATGCTGTTGTAACAATAACATTGATTGCACCAGCTTGTTCATTTTGACCGATGTATAATAAACCAAATGGTGTAATCTGTGTATTTTCATCTGTATTACCCTCTAGTTTATACTTAACATTTGTATACCCTTGATTAACTGTTGCTTGAATTGGATATGTCTGTCCTTTAGTTAATGTTGTGTTATCAACCGGTGTAACTGTTGTGATTTCTGATGGGTTTGTTACACTTGTATAGAATGCGATTGCGTTAAATTGTAATGATGAACTGATAATTTGTTGCACGTGCAAGAATTGATTATCACTCATTGTCAAACCATTGTGATTACTATCAGTTGCATATAAAACATCATAAATTTGTGCTAATCTATCATCCATTAATAAACCGATACAATTTTCTGGAAGTGATGGCACTATGATAGTTCTTTCTGTTAAAATTTTAACAAATTCAAGATTATATGCTGGTGCATTAACATATACATTCATGTGTGCGCTCACTTCACTTGTTGTAATAAAAATCATTCTTTCAAGTGGTGTTGCACGCTTAAAGTTTAACATGTTATAATCTCTTGATGCAAATGTTAGATTATTTGCATATGTATTAACCAATGCGACAAAATCTTTATAAGATGCATCATCACTTAATGCATTGACTTCAATAGGATATGCTCTATCGGTAGCAATATAAAAAATTAATTGTAAAAAAGCTTCAAATTCATCAATTTCATTAGATGAACTTAATAATTCTAGTTGCTCATTTAAAACCTGTAAGAATGTTGCCTCACTAGTACTTGCACGTTTTAAAATAGGAATGATATTTGATAATGGATAAACCTGTGCTCTATTTAATTTATGAAAAATCTCTGCATATGTTGGAAGATAATTCTTCAATGTTAATTGCCAGTTAACTTCTGGATTATAAGGCATAGGCTCGATTTTATCCATTGCGATTTCTTCGACGATTGCACCATTATTTAAAACATCTTTTTTCAGCATTTTCAATTGATTTCTATATGCGTTACTTGCAACATATGTCAATCCAATTTTATCATATAATTCAAATGCTAGTTGTGTACGTAAATTCTGATCATTAAAAATAATGTTTGATAATT